TGTTAGAAGAGAGATTGACTGACGTACGGCTCTACTTGTCAAAATGACTACAGCGAGTTTTATGTTTGCTTTGGCTAGGAAGCAGCTGCCTACGGCGCCGCCGAACCCCGGTTGGGGTATTGGCCTCGCCCGTCCGACGCTGCGTGAAGGCCTGGTGCTTGTCGGTGGTGTTGCAGCCACCGCGGCATCCGGCTACGCGGTGTATTCGGTCGGGTGTTGGACCATGAGTGCGTGCCGGAGATTGCGTAGCTGGTGGGCGAAGCCGCTGAAACTCCGTCCTGCCCCTAGCGGTCCCGTTGTGGGGGAGTGTGTCCCCGAGTCCGCCGTGCCTGGCAGTGAGGAGCGTCCTATGACGCCCCCCAAAGGACAGGCTCTGGTTGGGTTCTCGGATGGATCCTCCTTCATGGTGGTTGGCTGCGCGGTGCGGATGGAGGATTGGTTGGTTATGCCCGACCATGTAAAGTCGGCCTTAGGAGATAGGCGTTTAGAGATACGGTCCATGGACCACAAGAGAGTTGTTACCCTGCATAATGCGGAGGTGGAAGCGATGCAGTTGGTTGATACTGACTTGCTGGCTGTGCAGCTGAGCCCCGCCCGGTTTTCTGAAATCGGGTTGGCGAAAGTCACTGTTGGCCCGAACTTGGCGGAAAAGTTCGGTGCCTTCAGTGCTATCGTTGGGGCGTTCGGTAAAGGCACGACTGGTACTGTCAAGCATGCCCAATTGTTTGGTAAGATAACCTATACCGGATCCACCTTCAAAGGCTATAGTGGGGCTGCTTATATGGCTGGTACCCAGCTTGTTGGCATCCACCTTCACGGTGGTACGGTTAATGCTGGGTACTCGGCCAGTTATGTGCTGGCTATGTTGAAGCACATGTTTCGGATCAAAGATGAGGGTTCGGATGAGTGGCTTGAAGGTATGCGCCGGCAGGGTGCAGAAGTCGTAGTGGACCAGGACTGGCGCGATATGGATGAGTGTAGGATCAGAGTTGCGGGTCGATACCACATTATTGGTGTGGATACGATGTCGCGGGTTTATGGAGCTGATTGGCGTAGGAGTGGGAAGAGGAACTTGAAAACCGACAGGTTTGTTGACCTCGAGAGCTGTGTGCTTCCGGGGGAATCCAGCGAGACCTTGTCTGGGGGTTCGAGAGTCTCGGTTCCGTCCAACCCCTCTTTGGCCGAACTCGCGAATCAATTGACCCTGCACGAATTGGAGAAGTTAAGGGAGCGATTGGCGCTCAGGGCGAAGGACCTTCGGGCCTCAGCCACTGGGTCCCGCGCATAGACGATTACGTCATGCCTCGGGGTGGCGCCGTTGACGAACTGGCTTCTCTAAAGGCTCATGCAGAGTTCTTCCGCCAATCCCGCGAGAGCGGGTTGGAGGTGGAGCCCTTGGATCGTGAAAGGATTTTACACGCGTGTGAGACTGCTTATGCTGCCGCAAGGTATAGTCTTCCGAGCGACTGGTTGGAGAAGACCCATTTTTACCGGGTCGTTTATGATCTAGAGTTCCGGAGTTCGCCCGGCTACCCGTACTGCCTGGCCAGTTCCACTATTGGTGACTGGTTGGGGTGGAACGGAGTTGGCTGTGATGGCGAAAAGTTGGAAGAGTTGTGGTTTGATGTTTTGGCTTTCCTGTCGGGTGAGCGTGATTCCTTTTATAGGGTGTTCATAAAAAGTGAGCCCCATACATTGGCTAAGCGCGATGCCGGGCGGTGGAGGCTGATCATCTGCCCTCCCTTGTACGAACAGGTGGCGTGGACGATGGTTTTTGGTCCCGGAAATGACCGGGAGATCGAGACTGTTGGGCGTACGCCTAGTATGCAGGGGATGTCTCTTCCTGGTGGGCTCTGGAAAGATTGGCTAGCGATTTTCCAACAACGTGGCCTTAATGTTGCCATGGATAAGTCTGCTTGGGATTGGACGGCGCATGAGCAGCTGATCTCTATGGACCTGGAACTGAGGCATCGATTGCTGACAGGACCCAATCGGGGTCGCTGGAGGCAGCTTGCTGAGAGATTGTATGATGGAGCCTTTAACCATCCAAGGCTCGTGCTAAGTAGTGGTGCTGTGTACCAGCAGACGGAGCCCGGTGTGATGAAGAGTGGTTGTGTTAACACGATCAGCTCGAACTCGCACATGCAGGTTTTCGTTCATTGCCTGGCTTGCTTGCGTTATGGGTTGCCTCTTACTCCGCTTCCCGTTGCCGTGGGGGATGATACCCTGAGTTCTTTGAGTAACTTGGTGGAGCCGTCCGCCTATAGGTTTACTGGGGCTGTGGTTAAGGAGGTTGACCTGGATATGCATTTTGTCGGGCATCGCTGGTATGAGTCCGGACCTGTTCCGACTTATTCGGCCAAACACTTCGTTAGGTTTGCCGTTACCGGGGCTGATTATGTGCCGGACTTTTTGGACAGCATGGTGAGGCTTTATGCCCATCATGAAGGATTTCAGAAGGTCTGGCGCTGGTTGGCTTACAGGCGCGGCATAGATCTGCCGAGTGAGGCCTTTGTTAAGTTTTGGTACGATTATCCGGACGATGTCATCCAGTACTACGGTTAGTGCGGTAGGGTTGTTTACCTAAAGTGAAGCAGGACTCCGTGGCGGGAGCCCTGTCGCTGAGGCCTTTGTTAAGTTTTGGT